TAAATGAGGTCATAGAAAGACCTTTAGGTAAATATTCAACAGGTGCAATGTTAGACGCTTACCCAGGTCTAATTAACGACTTGAATGTTATTAACAAGGTAAACTATGGACTAAGCTTAGATCAAAACTTTGGTGGAGATGTCTCTTTGGTTCGTGACTTCAACTTAGATAAGCACAGACCTGTTCCAGGTTATTATCAAGATGTACCAGCAAGGGATCTTTTAAACGAGCAAACATATTCTTTCTCTGTTTACTTAGCGAGACCTCACGATATTACTTCAATGGAAGGACCTCTTGCTGAACCTCCTTTGGATGATTATTCCGATAAAGCCACTTCTGCAATGATTACCTTGGCACCTTTAGATTCTAA